ATGGCTTCTTTCTTGGCGAAGAACAAATGAATAAGGGTCAAGGAAGAGGGCTTTCATTAAAAGAACAATTTGGCTCTGTAGAATCAAGTGCGGAAGATTTTATTAATCGTAAACTTTTAGAAGAACGAAGAAACGAGTTAAAACAATTAATTAATCTTAGGTTTGGACCTACTGCATGGGATCAAATAATTGCAGAACGTGCAGATAGGATAAGTAAAGCTAAAGAAGCACAAAGGCAAGCAAAAGTAAAAGCAAGAAAAGAACAAGAAGAAATATTAGAGGTGATTAAATGGGTTGGATATGGGTTTATTATAATTGGTTTAATAATTGCTTTTATCGTTGTAGGTGTAAAGGCTTTTGCAAAAGGTAAAATTTATAATGCACCTAAAGACTACTCATATGACCAGAAAGTCAGACAAGGTTTAATAAAAGAGCCTAAAATGACTACTTGTAGGTTAAAAAAACAACAAGTATTCAAAGATAAGATGGCTTGCATTTATCAAGGTGCAAACAAAACCTATGAATTAGAATTTACAGACATAAGTATTGGCTGTCCTAAACAATATAAATGTGTTTTTAACCCTAATGGTGAAGAACCAAGCATAGACAAAGTAATGGAAAGCTTGAGGAGCATAGCCAAATGACAGAAGAAAAGAAAAAACCAGTCAATATAAGTATTGACGAAAATAGTTTTGAATTATCATTAAGAATATTAAGTAATGAGTTTGTAGCCATAAAGATTGGTTCAACTAATTTTTCTGGTAAACTTATAGCAGGTGGCATTTTGTTATTATTTTTTACTTTGATTTTATTGGAGGGCTTTGGTTTGAATGAGCTATTGATGAAATGAACGCAGAAACTATAATTAAACTTAAAATATTACCAAGATTTATGATGCTTGCGAGTACAATTATGTCTTGGAGATGTGCAGAATGGTTTATGGAGCTCGATGCACCCACTGCTGCTCAATCCGCTTTCGTATCAGTCGTTATGGGCGTTATGACAGGAGTTTTCGGCATTTGGATGGGTCACGAACATAAGGTAGATAGCTCTAGCAATACAAATAAATGACTCTTTTCTTATTAATTTGTTATTTAAATTCAAATATTGATGACAAAATACATTTTAAAAACGTCAATGATTGTATTTTTTATGCAGAAAGACTAAATAAACAAATGATTTTTGTACCAGAAAAGGTTGAAAGTTATCAATGTATGTGTAAACTTGTATCAAAAGTTGATATAAAGAAAGTCAAAGTTTATTAGGAGGTAGCAATGTTACAAGCTTTGATAGGTCCAGTTACTGGACTTCTCGATAAATTTATTCCAGATGCAGATCAAAAGGCAAAGCTCGCACATGAGATAGCCACCATGTCCGAGAAACATGCTCAGGAGGCTTTGCTTGCCCAGTTAGAAATTAACAAAGCAGAAGCCGCCAGTGGTTCACTATTTAAAGGTGGATGGCGACCCGCAGTTGGGTGGGTATGTGCGATTGCGTTTGCCTATCATTTTATCCTAAAAGATCTAATTATATTTGGTGCTAGTTTTGCAGGAGCGGAACTACCAGAACTGCCTGAATTTGATATGGGGACACTTTTAACTGTTCTCGGTGGCATGCTAGGAATTGGAGGATTGCGGACATACGAGAAGCAAAAAGGTTTGACTAAATGAGTGAAGGTGAACATAGAGAAGTTGCTTTATGTTACATTCACAAGATAGCAATGCAAAAAATTGAACACGTTGAACATGAGTCAGAATTTGGGAAGCATTACTATATTGAATATAAATGTCCAATGTGCGTAACAACACTTAGGGAAGATCAATAATGGATGGTGTAAAGGTAGCACAAATCCTATTAAAGAACATACGTCAAAGAAGAGATGAATTAACTCAATCTTTGGCGGATGGCTCGATAACTTCTATGGAAGATTATCGGTTCATAACAGGTCAAATACGAGGACTGACTTGGTGTGAGGAAGAAATTAGAACCTCGATGAAAGGAATAGAAGATGACTAAAAAACTTTTTGTGCCAGATAGGTTTTTGGCGAAAAAACAAGTAAATCCAACCCCGCCTCCAATATCAAAAGCTTTTGGCAAAAGCGATGAACCTAACAAAAACGAAGATGACCCTTCTAAAATTGACGTTTCTGTAATTGATAGACTTCCACAACCAACTGGTTACAGACTTTTGGTAATTCCGTATTATCCAAAAGAAAAAACCAAAGGTGGAGTTTATATACCAGATGCAACAAGAGAGAGAGAATCATTTGCAACAGTAGTTGCTTATGTGGTCAAAATGGGTCCAGACGCTTATAAAGACGAGCATAAATTCCCAAATGGAGCATATTGTTCTGAAAAAGAATGGGTTCTTATGGGTAGATATGCTGGAAATAGGTTCAAAGTGGAGGGTCTTGAGCTAAGACTCATAAATGATGATAATATTATAGCAAAAATACTTGATCCCACAGATATTTCATATGTATAATGGAGAGCATAATGAACGAAGCACAAGAAAAAGTTGAAGTCTTAGAATCTGAAGAAGAAAATGTCATTGTTGACATTGAAGAGCCTATTGAAAAAAAAGAAGCAGATTCAAAAATTCCTCAAAAAGAAGAAGTAGAGCGAACAGAAGTTCGCTCTGATCAATCTGAAGATGAATTAGGTGAATATTCTGAAAATGTTCAGAAGAGAATTAATCAATTAACAGCCAAAAGAAAAGCCGCTTTAGAAGAAGCTGAAGCTGCTTTTAAGTATGCACAAGAACAAAAGAAGAAGAATGAGCAATTACAAGAGCAGTTAAAGCAATTGAATTCTGGTTACACTTCTGAATTTGGCAATAGAATTGAAGCTCAAACTGCTCAAGCAAAAAAACTTTACAAGGAGGCTTTTGATGCTGGAGATGCTGAAAAAATGTCTGAAGCAAGCGATCTCATGGCTAAACTTGCTATTGAGAACGAAAGGCTTAGAATACAAAAAATCAGATCAGAACAAACCCAAAACCAAAAACAAAGTCAAGAGCAAGAAGAGCCAAAGCAACCTCAAGCAAGGCAAGTCACGCAAAGTCAAGACTTAGATCCTAAATTACAAGGTTGGCTTGATAAAAACACATGGTTTGGTAGAGATATGGTAATGACCAGAGGTGCCCAAGCTATTCATGAGCAAGTTGTTTCTGAAGATGGAATTGATCCAACGACAGATGATTATTATAAAGAAATTGATAAAAGAATGAGAAAAGAGTTTCCTCATAAATTTCAGAGTGACAGAAAAGTCGCCCAGACTGTCGCACCTGCTAATGGCAAAGCCGTTAATAATAATGGGCGGAAAAAGCAAATAGAACTTACTCCTGGACAAGTTGCATTTGCTAAAAAAATGAGAATACCTTTGGAGCAGTACGCAAAAGAGGTAGCTAAAATAGATTCCAGGAAAGGAGCTTAAAATGGTGGATAGAACCAATCGAGAGTCTGCAACTCGTGAAAAACAGGAAAGATTTAAAGCATGGACACCTCCATCAACTTTAGATGCTCCCCCAGCACCTATTGGGTATAAACATAGGTGGATTAGAGAACGTGTTATGGATTATGATGATAAAGCAAATATCCATAAACGACAAAGAGAGGGATATGAATTAGTACGTGCAGAAGATTATCCAGACGCAGATTTCCCTGTGATTGATGAAGGCAAAAATGCTGGAGTAATTGGTCAAGGAGGACTTTTATTAGCACGGATTCCAGATGAAATAGTTGAATCAAGAAATGAATATTTCATGAATAAAACAAATACCCAGATGGAGGCTGTTGATAGAGATTTGATGAAAGAATCAAACCCTGCAATGCCAATATCAAAGGAAAGAAAGTCTCAAGTCGCTTTTGGTGGCAAGAGGCAAGGTTAATAAAATTCTTACTTAGGAGAGTAAAATGGCAAATCAAGATGCTGCTTTTGGCATGCGTCCTGTCAAGATGATAGGGGGAGCACCCTTCACTGGCGGACAAAGCCGATATAGAATAGCTGCCAATTACGGAACAAGTATTTTCCAAGGCGATATGGTTGCTCAAGTCACTGGTGGTGGCGTTGAGGTTCACGCTGATGGTGGAACAGTTCCAATAGTTGGAGTGTTTAATGGTTGTAGGTATACAGACCCTACAACTGGAAAAGAAACTTTTTCCAATTACTACCCTGCAAGCACAAATGCCGCAGACATTGAAGCTTTTATTATAGATGACCCAAATGTTATCTTTGAAATTCAAGCTGATGCTGCATTTCCAGTTGCAGATTTATTAGGTAACTTTGACATTGTTTATACAAGTGCAGGCTCAACTGTAACTGGTATTTCTGGTGCAGAGTTAGACGTAACAACAGGTGCTACTACTGCTAACCTTCCGATTAAAGCGATAGACATATCGCAAGATCCAGAGAATAGCGATGTTGGCTCCGATGCGACTAATGTCTTAGTTGTGATTCAAAATCACATATTTGGACAAAAGTCTGCTGGATTAGCGTAAGGAGATTAGAGTATGGCTATATCACGAGCACAGCTCCAGAAGGAGCTAGAACCAGGTCTTAACGCTTTATTCGGCATGGAATACAATCGTTACGATCAAGAGCATTTAGAAATCTATGAGACAGAGTCATCTGACAGAGCTTTTGAAGAAGAGGTTATGTTAAGTGGATTTGGTAATGCTGCAACAAAATCAGAGGGTGCTGGCGTATCTTTTGATAATGCAAACGAAGTGTACACTTCAAGATATACAATGGAAACTATTGCATTAGCTTTTGCATTGACAGAAGAAGCAATGGAAGACAACTTGTATGACCAACTTGGAGCTAGATACACAAGAGCGTTAGCAAGATCAATGGCACACACAAAGCAAGTCAAAGCCGCTGCTACATTAAACAATGCGTTTAATTCAAGCTTCACAGGTGGTGATGGCAAAGAGCTTTGTGCAACAGATCACCCACTAGGTGGTGGTGGAACATTTAGAAATGAACCATCAACTGCTGCAGACCTTAATGAAACATCATTAGAAAACGCTCTTATTGACATTTCAAACTTTGTTGATGAGAGAAATATGATTGTTGCATTAAGAGGAATGAAATTAATTATTCCACCTGCATTACAATTTGTTGCAGACAGATTACTTGAGTCCACTTTAAGACCAGGAACATCTGACAATGATGTTAACGCAATGAAAAACATGGGTATGTTACCAGAGGGTTATACAATTAACCACTTCTTAACAGACACAGATGCGTTCTTCATCAAGACAGATGCACCTAATGGTTTCAAGTATTTTGAAAGAATTCCATTAAGCACAAGCATGGAAGCTGACTTTGACACAGGCAACATGAGATATAAAGCTAGAGAGCGTTATGCCTTTGGTTTTTCAGACCCACGTGCTGTCTTTGGTTCTCCTGGAGCCGCTTAAAAATATTTACATATTTTATAAGGGGTCTTTTCAGACCCCTTTTTTTTGTGTATAGTTAAATAACCTTGACGAAGAATTAACTTCGACA